CCTTTTCTATAGATTGAGCAAATGTATTTTCTGCGATAATTGATTTCTTTTTTATTTCAGCTGGCAAAAATTTGTCGTATCTATCCCAATATTTAGCATACAAAAAATTTAGAACTTCTTGACACCAATTATATTGAGAACTTATTACGTCGTGTTTTTTTTGCAATATTCCAGCATAGTTCATCAATGTAATACCGTAGGAAAAACATTCATCACTAGATAGAGAAAGTATATCTTCATTTCTCATATTTATGATGCCTTCATAATCCTTGTTATCTTTATATTCGATGATCCCATTTTCAGTGCAAAATGATTCAATCCATTTGGTGAATTGATCTAAAAGCTCTATTGATTCATTACTTGCGATATTAAATTCTTCCATTCTTTTTCCTTATCATAAGGCAAAACAACAATTTTTATTTCATTCAGTGAGCACCATTCTATTTTATCCAAATCTCTTTTTCTAGATTTTACGAAATCAAATCTGTCTTTATGAAAAAAAGAGCAATATTCATAATGCTGTTTTCCATGTACTTCCACTATAAGCATAAGTTCTGGAATAAAAAAATCAGCATATAAGAGAGAGCTTCTTCCTATCTTTTTAGAACCTGGAAGAGTTACTTCTTCATACAATGAAAAATTTGGAAATATGGTTTTTATAAGTTCTCTTGCTTTTATGTGCAATGACGACTTATTAACCAAATACTTTCTTTTCTTATTGTGAGAGAAATTGAATTTATGCTCTTTGTTATCAAATCCAATAACTTTAAACATCAAGCATCATCTCTTCTACACGTTTTCTTATCGAAGAAAAGATATCTTTTCTTTCAACTAAAAACTCATAGATTTTTGATTGTCCTTGAAATTTTGGAGCTTCCTTAAATTCTTCATCACTTTCTAAGAATGGTATTGAATACCAAGCACCAGCTTTTTCTATAACACCAAAAGATTCTGCCAATTCTATTATCTCTTTTTCTTTATCAATACCTTTATTGTACTTGATATAGCTTATGCATTCATTACCAGATGCACCCATAGAAGAACAACCAATTTTCCAATGCACTAATTGACCGATCTTTTTATTATTTTCTTCCCATGGTTCTACTTTAGATATATCAAGTCTTGTATCTGCTTGATACTGAACCATTACTCCACAATCTGGAATTTTTACTTTGCCATATCCAGATGTATTCGTAATATAATGAGTTATGATCAAAACACATATTTTGTTTTTAACAACATTCTGTGCATTCTTTTTAATCCAATGAGATAATAGTTTTGGTAAACTAGCTCTAAGAGATGCTGATGAACTCTCCTCAAGTTCTGATCTAGGAACTAAAGATGAACATGAATCAATTACACATACTGCACCATTATTTTCTGGACGCTTAAAAAGACTTTCGGCTATGTCTAAGAAATCTTCTGCCGATAATGATTCACCTTCTTCTGGACTGTGAATAACTTGTATTTTTTCTAGATCAAGACCTTCAATACCAACGAGATTATATGCCTTTAATCTACTTTCGCCATCAATGTATATTACCGGTCTATTTTCATCCTGTGCATTTTTGCATATTTGTAGACATGTTGTACTTTTTCCAGTTTTAGGATCACCGGATATGATTGTCCAACTTCCTTCAAGAAGACCTCCATTCAAAGCTAGATCTAGTGAAGGACTAACACTTATTGATTTTAAGTTTTTCTTAGCAGATATAAGTTCAGATCCTTTTGATACTACTTTTCCAAATGCTTTTTGTATTGCTTTATCATTACTCAAATCGACCTTTTTTTTCTCTTTTGACATATCAAAGATCCTTCAAAATATTTTTACTTTGTTTACTACGAAACGGTTTGGCAACTTCTTCATTAGCATTATAGCTCTGAACAAGTTCCTTGTCAACTCTTGTGGATTCAAGTTTTTCAATAATTGGTATCAATCTTTTATCTTGAATCTTCAAGATATATTTAGCTTCATCTGACTTTAATGCTTTTGATATTGAATCAACATTATATTTTTTAAGCAATCTTGAAGCTGCTATTACTTGTCCTTTATATGCTCCATGCAACTTGTTTCCTTTTATCCAAAATCTTTCTGAACATTTACCGCTATTGAAAAACTCATTTCTTTTTTCAAAAACTATTTCAGCAAGATAATTTGACGCAGTGATATATCCTTCTTTGTATTTAGATTTGAATGGTGTTTTTTCACTACATTCTTTTACCTTGTTTGGTTTTCTTTTATTGTCTGATTCTATGGATGTGATTTTCTGGTGGTTGACTTGATCTTCTTCTATTTTCTTCACCTTTTTCCGATGCCTCCTTAGTCATTACAGCATAACCATTTTTACTATTTACAACCATAAGCTTATCTATTGTATCTGCTTTTTTCTTCTTGTCAAGGCATTGATTGTAATAAGATTCAATTACAGAAGAGGGATAATTTAAATCATTGCTCATCTGTTCTAATGATAGCTCACCGCATTTATTTTCTACATAAAATTGATCAGCTTTTGTTAATTGAATATTTTTTAACTTACTTGTTTTAGCCATATTATTCCTCCTGTAGAATTGATTTAATTTTTTTCATTTTGTCTTGTAGGTTTTTCATACATTCAGAGTATGTTTTACCCTTTTCTCTAATTTCAAGAATCATATCCTGATTTAAGAAATTTATTTCATCAGCATTAAGACTTCTCAAGAAAACATTGTTTAAATGATATTCACCAATGTATGGAGTTATCATTATAACAGAATCAAATTTTTCCATCTTCAATATATCTCCTTTTTTGTTTATCAGTTAGGCGATTTATCTTAGAATTTATTTCCTTTTTTGCTTCTGATAGTGCCTGCTTTTTAGATTCTTTATCTTGAAGCGTCTTTTCTTGAATTTGTAATTTACCCATTTTTTCACTATTTCTTTCAGCTAATTGACCAATAGTAGTGGCTTCGCCCCTCACATAAACATGAGGAGCGAAGATCACTCTTTCAAGCTTTTCTTTATTGCAGTTCTTGCATTTTTTCAAAGGCTTATCTGTAATAGATTGAAATACGTCTTCAAGTTTATATCCACAATTACTGCATTCATAATCATATCTCGGCATTATTCCTCCAGAGCTTTAAGTATTTTAGCCAGTATCCCGTTTCTTTGAATGTCATTAATTGTCAATCTGCAAATGCCAACTCCTTCTATATTTGCAAGTTTTTCAACAACAGTTATTAAGCCATTCAAATCTCTAATATCTGTTTGTTTTATATCTCCGTTTACTACTACTTTAGAATTTTCACCCATTCTAGTTATGAACATTTTTATTTGTTCTAGAGTACAGTTTTGTGCTTCATCTAGAATCATAAGTGAATTATCAAAAGTAGCACCTCTCATTACTTCTAAAGGCTCATATCTAATTCTTTTCTCATTAAAGTATTGACCATAATTATATATGCCAAGAAAGTTTTTTATGTTTTGCTCTATTGGCTTTAAATATGGAGCAATCTTATCATCCATTTCTCCTGGAAGAGAACCTATATCTTTACCAGCACAAACTAATGGCCTTGTTGCTATGATTTGATCATATTTACCAGAATGTAACAATTGTGAAAAAACACCAGCTACAATGTAAGATTTTCCACATCCAGCCGGTCCAATGCAAACTGTAATATCATTATCTAAAATTGACCTTATGTACTCCTTGTGATTTTCTGTTTTAGCTTCTAATTGTTTTACTGATCTTCTTTCCTCATCTGATATTTTTTTGTTTTTCCCCAAATTGTTATAAACACTACCTCTATTTTTTTTCATGAATAGATTCTCTAGGTGAATAAATTAGGTAACGTAAAATGGTTCTATTATACATCCATTTTTGGAGTCTGCACATGTAGTAGAATAATCTGTGTAAAATTCAGTAATATTGATGTAATACCAACCTTGTAAACCTCCAGTTGAAAATGTTACTGTACCAGGAGTGAAACCCAAATAAGTATTAACTTTAGTACCGCCAAATTTCCATAAATCACCGGAAACAGATTGGAAATTAATATGAGATGGGCTGCAATCACCAGGATTACTAGTATATGTTGCAGTAATTAATCCTCCAGATATAGATACTGCCTTTTCATCAGATCCAACTTGTGTGGCCCCAAAATTTACACCTAATCCATTTGCAAAATCTTGTTCTGTTGGATACCAATTTCCAGTTCCACTTGCATTGATTGCTGCGATTTGGAAACTATATATTCCACATGCCCAGCCATCAATTGAAATACTGTTTATATTACCAATAGGAACAGGATTATCTAAATCAGTATTTATAGGTGGATCACCAGCACACCACGGACCTCCATATTGTAAAGTTTGATAAAAATCACTTGGAATAATTTGAGGATTTCCAGACCATGCAGTTGGAAAAGATCCAGGTATTCCATCTGGATCTTCATTATCTACTCCAACAAAATTTACACCAATTCTTCTAATAGCGTAACTAGTAATTGTGTTTCCACCTTCATCTTCTGATGGATCTGTCCAGAAGAAATTTATTGAATTTCCAATATTACAAGTAGCATCATTACTTCCAAAATAACTAAAAGATTGCACCAAACCAGGAATACCAGTAGGAACACCTATAGTAACGCCGGAAGTATGAACATAAAAGATGTCTTTATTAAGACTCCCTCTTATCTTAAAATTACTTCCATCTCGATATAGATAATGATTAGCCATGATTTAATTTCTACCAAGCTCTACATGACCAATATCTTGCTTTCCATTTAGGTCCAGGATTGTCGCAATTATGTCTAGCTCTAAAACTTCGTCGTCTAGCTGGATTATCTCTTTTAATTTCCATATTTGGATCACCAAAGTTTACCTTAACTACATTGCCCTTTTCATTCTTAACATACACGCTAAACTTTTTTGGACCTTTTGGAGTTCTGAATGGCTTATTGAGAGTAACTTTTCTTCCTTGATATTCAGATGCTTTTCCTATGTAAGTTAATACTTGCTCGTCTTTTCGATATACTCCCATTCTATCATAGAGATAAATTTCATTAGTTCTTGGGTCTTTGTATTTGTATTTACTTAAAGATTCTTCTTCATCTTCTTCTTCATTTTCTTTTGAAGCATAGAAAACTGAATCATAAATAGCTTCAATATAATGCTCCGCTTTAGAAATCTTATCTTTAGCCCATTCTTCAAATTCTATAGGAATATTATTCATTACTTTAACAAGCATTTCAAGCTGCATATACATCTTCTTTATTTGAGAAGCCTGCATGTCATACTCGCCTTCATCAGACTGTGCTTTTTTCCAAGCATCCTTATCTGGTCTATCTGGATCTCCAGGTTTTGCAGGTCTATATTTTTTACCTTCTCTTTCCTTTTTCTTGCGAATATTTTCCCACAAGCCGGGTTTTTCTTTAGCTATATCCCATTCTTCTGTTTCCTCGCCAACGTCAATATATTCTGAATCTTCTGGTATGTAAAAATTTTCTTCTGTTATTTCTTCAGTTGAACCAAAAGTTTGATCATAATAGGCATCTTGAACTTGTTGACCTTGTGTGCCCTTTGCGGATTGTAGACATACAGCATATCTTTGTGAATTTTCTGGATATTCTTTATTCATTGTAGAATCAGACATACATCTAGATAAGAAGTCTGATCTATCTTCATCTTCTCTTCTTTTTGGAATTGGCATGATTTACCTCACAAATCTTCTTCTTTAACAAAAACACCATTTACCATTTTACCCTTACGATTTTTTATGTCATCGTATGCTTTTTCTAAGCAATCAACAATTGTAATCTGATTTCTTTCCATTATGTTTAGCATAACTACCATCATATCGCCAAGATCATCTCTAACATCTTTTCCTTTACATACACTATCTGAAAGCTCTCCTAATTCTTGTAAAAGCTTGAGAGTCTGATCTTTATCTGTACTGCCATCAATTAGATTTCTATCATAATGCCATTGAACTATATTTGAAACCACATCTAATAGTTTATCATTTTTTAATGTTGTCCTATCATTAAATTTTGTCGTTATCATATACTCATTTCTCCAAAGTCCATATCTGTCAAATCATTTTTACTGGCACCAATTTTATATGAAGTTATTTCATGCTCTTGTGGTGCAACTTGAACACTTTCGCTATTCATCCATGGCTCTGTCCATCCAGCAATTGGATTTCTACCAACATTTTCATAGGGCAATCCGATTGTTTTTCTTCTAGACATACACAACCAATCAATATATTGATGGAGTACAGTTTCATTAAGACCTATAATTGAACCATCTTTAAAGAGATATGATGCCCATTCCTTTTCTTCTTTAGCGGCATTTTCAAACATATTGATTGCTGCATCTTCACATTCTTGTGCTATATCAATAAAACCTTCTGATTGCTCTTTTTTAAGGATCTTGATTATTTCTTGAGTATTTGTCAAATGAAGTGCTTCATCTCTCTTGATAAGTTTAATTATATCTGCATTGCCTACCATTTTTTTATTTTCAGCAAATGCAAAAGAACAAATGAAACTGACGTAAAATCTGATTGCTTCAAGAATATTTATGCTGATAATAGTCATGTATATTTGCTTCTTAATGTCAGATATTTTATTATTATCTACATCCATGCCCATAAGATTATTATAGTCTTGTATAGCATTTTTTGCTCTCTTGATAATCTGCTGATCTTCATATATTCCACCAAATACTTCCTTACTATCCGCATATACATTTTGTATAATGTAGCTATAGCTTTGTGAATGTATCTTTTCAAAAAATTGCCAAGTCATTAAACATGCTTCAAGTTCTGTATTTGTAACATATTCAAGAAGCGTTGGAACGCCTCTGCAAATTACACTATCCAGCATTGTTTGGTATTTTAAATTCGATGTGAAGATAAATTTTTCATTATTCGTCAATGTTTGAAAATCAGCACGATCCTTTTTAAGCTCAATTTCTTCTGGTCGCCAAAAGTTCATCATTTGTTTGCTATCCAATTCTTTGAAAATTGGGTATTTAACAATGTCATATCTTTGCACACCTAAGTCTTTACCAAGAAAAAGTGGCTGAGACATAGGATCAATGTTTTTAGTATTGAATATTGTTTTCATTTTAGCTCGCAAATAATTGATGGATTGAATAACCTATGCTGTAGAAAACCGGAATAGAGATCAAAGTTAAAATTTGCCACATTCTAATAATTCTTTTTTGTCTATCAAAATCGTTTTGTAGATCTACATTTTTTGTAGAAAACCATTCTCTTTGATTATACATTTCCTCTGGATTGACAGGAATCATATCTGACGGAATATCTTCTGGATTTTTTTCTGCTCTTAATATAGCATCAATAAGAGATCCTTCTGTGAATAAATAATTTTTGCCGTCTACGTTCTTGCAGAAGTAATAATAATCAACGGCATTATGATGTTTGTTCTTATTTTCTACTTTGTAAAATCTCGTTAAAAATAAATTAGTCATATCTTCTCCTTTAAATAGCACATGCTCCGCTTTCACAATTCATATTTTTCTCTGTTTCGCCATCTCCATCTGGAGTATTGCAGTAATAGAAATTTTTGATTCCATACTTATAACCATAAATTTGATCTTTGATTAATATACTTAATGGTATATTACCATTTTCAAAATGTGCATAGTTATAATACAGATTAACACTTATACTCATATCTACAAACTTTTGCAAAACAGCACAAATGTTTAGTATAGGTATATTGGAATCCATTTCCCATGCAATACTATAGAAGTTTTTTCTGGTAAGATAATTGGGAACTATTTGTTTTAATACACCGTTCTTAGCTTTTTTATACGATAGTAGATTTCTAACTGGCTCAATTCCATTTGTACTATTTTGAATTACACTAGAAGATTCACACGGCATGATTGCAGTTAGGGTTGAGTGTCTCAATCCATGTAGTTTAATTTTTTCACGAAGCATTTCCCAATCCATAGTATAGCTTGGACTGACAAGCTCGTCAACTGTTTTTTTATACCAATCTATAGGCAATAATCCTTGTGAATATTTTGTATCATTGAACTTAGTGCATTGACCTTTTTCTTTTGCTAATTCGCATGATTCATTCAATAAATGCCATTGAATTTTTTCCATTGTTGTATGAATCAGCTTTAGCGTTTCGGGGTCTTCATACTTTAATTTGTTCTTAGCTAAAAATCCAGCTAGATTTGTAATCCCAATACCAAGAGATCTTCTATTTTTAGTAAAATTTTCACCAGCTTTTACTGGATAATCTTGATAATCAATGATAGATTCTAGAGAATTAACGGCGATTTTGCAAGCCTTTTCAATGTCTTCATCGTTATTTAATTCTAGAAGATTAAGAGCAGAAAGAATACAAATTCCTATTTCTCCTTTTTCATCATCAATTGATGAAATTGGAACTGTGGGGTGTATAATTTCCTGACACAAATTAGACATATAAACAGGAACGGACCAAGACCCATGTTGATTAGCATTATCAATATTCATTACATATATTCGTCCAGTTTCAAGTCTTTCTTTAGCAAAAACTTCTGCTAATTTACGTGCAGCAATCTTCTTTTTGGTTATACCCTTTTTATTTTCATATTTTTCATAAAGGGTTTTAAATGCTTCATAATCTTCAGCAAAAGATGAATATAGTCCATTTGTTTCATTAGGATTGAATAAAGTTATATCTTCATTCTTCATAAATCGTTCGTAAAACAATTTATTGAATTGTACAGAATAGTCAAGCTTTCTTACTCTAGTATCATCTGTTCCTGCATTGTTTTTTAGAACAACAATATCTTCAATCTCATAATGCCAAAATGGAACATGAACTGTGGCAGAACCGCCACGTATTCCATTCTGACTTGTAGCTTTAACACTTGATTCAAAAATTTTGAGATAAGGAATCAATCCGGTATGAATAACTTCACCACCACGAATGCTTGAATTAATAGGTCTAATTCTTCCTATATTTAAACCAATACCAGCACGACGAGCAGTATATTTGCCTACAGCATGTATACTAGAAAAAATAGAATTCAAATCATCTTCTACATCAACCAATACACAGCTAGCAAACTGCCTAATATTTGTTCTTACTCCAGCCATAATTGGGGTAGGAAGATTTATCTTAAATGTTGAATAGCAATCGTAGGCTTTTTTAACATCATCTATCTTATCAAATAGACACATAGCAATGCACATGTACGCAAACTGTGGGGTTTCATATATCTTACCTGTATTCCTATTTTTGACGAGATATTTATCTATAAGCTGTTGCAATCCTGCATAAGTAAATAGATTGTCTCTTTCATGGTGAATATATTTTTCTAAGACTTTTACTTCATCATTAGGCCATTTCTTCAAAATTTGAGGGTCATATACTCCATTATCAACATTTCTTTGTAGAAATACAAGAAAATTAGTTGGCTTATCTCCATAGCCCCAAACTATTTTCCTTAAATGCATATTCAATAATCTAGCTGCAACATATTGATAATTTGGATTTGTTTTTGAGATAAGATCATTTGCTGACTTTATAAGTATCTGATGTATTTCTTCGCTTGTGATTCCATCATATAATGAAAGATTTGCATTCATTTCTATATCAGAAAAAGAAACTCCATTTATTCCATCTGTCGCCCATTCAACTACTTTATGTATCTTTTCTACTGAGAAATCTTCCTTGTCTCCGTTTCTCTTTTTTACTTTCATTATCTAATTCCTATCTATGTTATGCAAAAAATAAAGCAGATCATAGAAGATCTGCCAAGAATATTTGTATTTTCACTTACAAGCTTACTTCTATCATAGCGTGTTTTTGAAAAAAGTCAAGGACTGTTTTCTAAAAATCTCAAAATAGTTTCTGAGGACTGATAGCCAGTTATTCTCATGTATTCTTTATCATCATCTACAAAAACAAATAGAGGTATTGTGTTGGTATTTTTTTTCCAAGCTTTGTATTTTTCAGAATGAATATCGACATCATAAATTTCTATTTTTACTTTAGATCTACTTCTTCTAATTTTTGGCAATTCATTCCTTTTGAATTTAACACATGCTGGACACCATGATGCACCAAAATACAATATTTTATTTTCAGTTTCCTTTTCAAGAAAATTAAATGGTGCAAAACAGAGTAGAAGTATAATTAGAAATTTCATTTGAACATTCTATCCAAGAACTTTTTAACAACCCAGCTTATGACTGCGGGAAGCACTAAATAGATTAGGATGAATGTTAATATTGCAGATTTTGCTTCTATTTCTTTAGACTGTATAATGCTTTCGTTAACAAAGCTATTGCAGTCTTTGTAAAGTTGATCTTTTCTGTTTTGATTACATTGAGAAAAATTAACTCCATTTTCTGAAACTATACTAGCCCATTCTTTTGTATATTTAAGTGCTAATTGAGCAATTTTTCTTCTTTCTTTGTCTTTAAAATGATGATTGATTTCTTGAGTAAAATCACTGGTATCAAATTCATTTACACTACCAAAATTCATTTCAGAGCTTATGCCATTTTGATAATTGAAATTAATATCTGGAAAATATTTTAATCTGATTGATCCTTCATTTTCACCAAAGACAATACCTTGTATTTGAACATTTATTGGTATGAAGAATTTCTTAACAGTTACATTTGGTAAATCTTCATTAAAAGCTATTGATAATCCGCCCATTTTCTTTTCAACTTTTATCGAAATGATTTTGGGTAGAAATACAGAAAAACCGGATATTTGAAAACCAGTTTTTGAAAATGCTTTTTCTATTACTTCTTTAATGTAGTTAATGTCCATTTTATTTCTCTAATAATTGCCACGAAAAGCCCTCAAACAATTCTTGTAATGATTTCTTTTCTTGTTGATTTAGAATATGATTTTCTTCTCCAATTATAGATTTAAGTAATTCTTCAATTCCAGAAGCTAATCCTGGATATTTTCCCTTTATTGATTCATTGAAAAAGTATTTACCAGCATTTGAATATACATCATTGACCTGCTGGCAATCAGTATTATAGCCTGTTATCCTTTTAGAAAACTCATAATTGAATAAAGCTATTTTGGCTCTATCTTCAGAATTTGTTATTAAATCTGCAACGGGTTTTACTTTTTCTATTATGTCATCTGATGGTTTTGCTATTTCAACTATTGCTTCCACCTCATCTATCTTATCTGGAATTGGAGTAAGGTCAATAGAAGGAATTGATCCATAGAAAACAAACCATAATAAACCAAGAGAAACACAAACTTTAATTATTTTCATCATATTTCCTCCATATTGTCATTTAGTAGAGGAAACACTTCATCTAATTTTTTAGAAGCAGTATTCAGTTCTGCCTTTTCGCATTGTTTTTTAAGTAGATACCAAAGCTCTAAAGTTTTAAGGAAATTATCGCTTTTGTCAGTATTTACATTTACAACTACTTTATCGTCTAATTTCTCGTCATCCTTTACAGATAATTTTGCTAATAGATAAGAAAAATCTATCGTTGATAGCAGCAATCCAATTGCAACTAATAGTGCTAAACCCTTTACAATGAACTCAATTTCCATTATTCTTTCTCCATTTTAAAGCATTTACATGGATTGCATCCACATTCTGTTTCACATTGACAAGTAAAATCTTTTATTTTGACAAGAGGAGGATTTTCTTGTTTTTTAGCATGAAATGGACATGGTGTTGTATGTCCATCCCCATGAGTTATTATTCCAGTTCCTTTACATACACATTTAGCTGGATCTTCATTTGGTCCAACAGGCTCATCATCTGGAATTATTTCATTATATACTTCAGATTCTGCTTTATTAAAAGCTTCTGAAATTTGATTTTTCCAATCTTCTACTTGAGAAGATGAAAAGATTGCACATAGTAGAATTGGAATAAGTATTTTCATGATCACCTCTATAGATATTATACACCAAGAATTTTTTTTAGAATCATTTTATGCTTCTGGTTCTGGCATTGGTTCTGGCTCTGGTTCTGGCTCTGGTTCTGGCTCTGGTTCTGGAGTTGGTACAGAAGTAACTGTTACTGTTCCATCTTCATTCATTATGAATTCTCCAACAACAGATAATCCTTCTGTTATAGCTTCTGGTTTAACCAAAGCAATAAGTTCGCCTAATCTAGCGTGTAGATAAAAAACCTCCCTAGCATCAGTTCCAAGAGATTCTGCGACTTGTTGAGGAGTAGCTCCATTTGGATTAGCCCAAAAAACTTTTGAACCTTCATTGAAACTATTCACCATCTGATCAAAGGTATTCTTTGTCATTCTTATTAATCTTTGTGCAGCCATTATTTCTGGTGGTGGACGACGATCAAAATCATTTCTATCTAAAATACTCATAAAATTCTCCTAGTAATATTTGAAATAATCATAAAACCATGTATAATTTTGTTTTATCCAATTACATGTATTAATTCCCAAAACTTCTTTATAATCTGGATCAATGTACATAACTTTTTCTTTTATTGTATGATCACCAAAAATTCCATAAACTTGATCATCTTCTTTTGTGATTTGCTCTACTTTATCAAAATTGTGAACAAAATTTTCAAGTCCTAAATATTGATATATACGATCTAGTTCTTTTTGAGGACTTTTGGCTAAATCTTCGTATTTAATAAATAGCATATTTTTGTCACGACCTTCTTTGACTATTTGATAAAGTCTTTGAAAGGCTAAACCAACTGGTTGACTATTGACCCAAGTATCAATTCTTTGTTCTGTGGTTATGTTTCTCATTTCAGCATCAGAAGTCATAATCATAGCTTTATCTGGATTTTTGCGGTAATTCTTTTCCATGGATGCAAAAATTGATCTTGGATCACGAATCATACAAATTATTTTAGGATCAGGATAAAAAAAGTCAAGAAATTCACGATAATATCCCCAACCTCTACTTTTATCTACAACATAAGGCTTATCTGTTAAAGAGTTAAAATATGCCATTATTCCATGATAGCAAAAATTTTTAAATGCCTCTTTCATTTGTTCAGGATCTTGGGCTTTAAATTCTGGACTACTTGTGTAGTTAGCTCTTGCCCCAAAAACCAATTCTAAAAAACCAGATGTTGGCGTTACATAAAAGTTTGGATTTTGTCCAATTATATTTTGCAGAAGAGTTGATCCTGATCTTGGGAGAGAACTGTTAAAGAAAATTTTATCTATCATTTATAACCCCTGTTTTTTTATTGAGTCAATTATCCTATCAATATTAAACATTTCTTCATCATCTTTGTAGGGGCATTCATGAGTAATACCCTCAAAATTATAGTTGAATAAATAGCTGTCTGGTAATTTGAAATCTGGTTTTTGGTTAGCTACAATATTGTCATGAATATCATAACCAAATATTTTTGGATTTGTTCCTATCCATAATACTGTAGAAGATAATCCAATTGCGGCGGCTGCGTGTTGCATCATAGAATCTATAAATAATCTTTTGTGACTATTGAATAATATTGTAATTAGTTCCATAATGCTCATAGCATTATCAACAATTTTAACACCATTAGCAATTGGAGATCCCGGTCTAGTAACTTGTAGAATACTATATTGTGACCTAAATTCTTCAACAACCTTATTTAAAACTGTAATTGGCATATCCCTTGTCCATCTATAGAAATATCCATTTTCTCCTTGAAATTGACCGCCATGTGAATGTATTACCATTAGTGGCTTTTCTGTTTGCCATAATACTCCAGCAAGTTGTTTTTCTCTTAGATTAAAAACTAATTCTGGTTTTTCTCCATTATATTCAAGATTATACAATTTACACCAGTTTTGAACTAATGGTAAATTACCATGAATATGATCTGTTGTAAAATATGGTTCGTGCTTGAATATTAAAGAATCTTTACCATCAATATAATCTTGATAAAAATAAGGAGTTACTCCTTGTTTATAAACACGATCTACAAAATCAAGATTTACAAACGGCAAAGGCCAAGCACAAACTACTATAAGTTTTCTATCTGGGTGATTATTTTTAATACATTTTGCAACAGCAGTGGCGGCAATATGTTTGCCTATACCACCATCAATATGAAATATGCTATATTTTTCCATAAAAAATCCTTGATAATTTTATCTAAACAAAATCTTTACTATTCCATTTTCAGAATCAACTGACAATACATTATATCCTCCGTTTGCGGATTTGACAGCTTTTCCTTCATCATTTGAAATTACTCTATCTCCCGGCACTATATTTTCGCCGTCTGCTATTTCCACTAATAATTTACCAAGAAGACCAACTGGAGTCCACTCTGTTCTTCTATCATTTCTTGGCACATATTGTTGTTCAGGATTAAAATCTGGATTTAAGACTTTTTCTTTATGAGTTATGGTTATTGTTCTAGTTTTTTCAACACCATCATCATCAATATATGTTTCTTCTTTAGTTTCTGTTGTTTCTTCCCACAATAAATTTCCCCATTTATCAGTTAAATACATTCCTTTCCATCTTAGATCATAAGCATCACCAGTTATTGATGAATTTGTAGAAACTACTCCCAAAATTTCTGAACAAGAATTAGCATGACCAACAGTTTCTCCACAGCATAATGATACAAATCTGCCATTGCAAAGACAACTTCCTGAAATATGATTAGGGAAAAATTCTGCATAGTCACCACCTGCGGTAGCGCAATATCCCCCATCAGCATAAACACATCCTGTATTATTTATACAGAAAACATTTGAGCTTCCAGCAACTGTTCCTGCACCCCAAGCAAAAGAACAAGCACCACAAGCATTGCCTCTCCTGCCTCCGGCCCAAGAATAACAAGCGCTAGCGCTATTTGCCCATCCTCCGCTTACAGTTGAAAATCCTCCGCCTGCGGAATTTGCATAACCTCCACCAACGGTTCCAAAACCACCACCAGCACCATTGGAACATCCTCCCGATATTGTAGCATGGCTACCAAGAGCGTTGTTAAATACTCCTCCTCCAACAGTACTTCCGACTTGAGCGGCCCTATTTCTAACACCTCCAGAAATAGTACTAAAAATACCAGCGTCATAACAAGTGACCGCGCCGGTAACATCTCCAGTTGTACCATCTATTGTGCCACCAGTAGTATTATGTGCAGCACCGCCACCTATAGTAGCACCACGAGCGCAACATTCGTTAGTGGAAGATCTAATGATATTATAGTGACCGCCGTTGATAGAACCATAACGGGCATTGACGAAATTTTGTCTGCCGCCAGAGATTGTTGAAAAATTTCCACAGGCACAATTGTCGAATCCGCCACCAATAATTGAATAACCCCCAAAAGCCAAATTAGAATTTCCACCACCTATAGAAGAATAACTACCACTACTAGTACTGGCATATCCTCCGCTTACTGTAGAAAAAATACCGCAAGCAACATTGCCGCCGCCAGATTGTCTTGCTGCCCCGCCTCCGGCTACCGTAGAATAAGCACCACTAGCAGTATTACAATACCCCCCACTAACCGTTGAATATGCACCGCTAGCAGTATTGTACAATCCGCCAGAAACCGTTGAATAAGCACAACTGGCAGTATTTTCATAACCTCCGCTTACAGTGGATAAAAGTGCAGTTGCACAATTTCCACGACCCCCACCAACAACAGCATAAGATCCAGTTACAGTAGCAGAACTACCACCAGCAATTCCACCAGTACCATTAGGAGTAATATTAATGTTTCCGTTAGTGTTTGTAGAACTTAAAGTGTTACCATCCAAACGAAGATTATCTACGTTAATTTGGCTTGTTGATCCTGCTACTGTTAATACTCCAAGACCAGTTAGTGTAGCTATATTAGTAGATCCCGCATACCACTGAAATCTAGAGCTAGAATTACTTACAGTTTGCCAAAACCTAGTAGGAGTACCTGCTCCACCCAAACTCTCACCGGCTATTCCAATTCCAAATTCAGTGTGAGTACCTGTTGATCTAGTAGGAGCCAAAACTAATTTTAGACCTTGAGATGTAGCAAACAAGCTAGGATCGCCCGCGCCATTAAGATTAAAATCAATCCTATTGCTACCACTTCCATTAAGATAAATCTGACCACCTCCTACGGCACTATCGCCGCTTCTTGTACTATATATTTGTGCTGTTGTTGCTATTTGGGTACTGCCGTTAAAAGTAAAAGCGGCATTACCAGTAGCATTGTTTGAAGCATCTTTGTATACAACCTGATTAGCAGAACCACCTATTGATCCAGCGGTTCCAGTAATACCTTGAAAACCCTGTGTACCTGTAGCACCTTGTGTAGCGGTTCCAGTGGCACCTTGCGTTCCTGTTCCCGTGATGCCTTGAAAACCCTGTGTACCTGTAGCACCTTGTGTAGCGGTTCCAGTGGCACCTTGCGTTCCTGTTCCCGTGATGCCTTGTCTACCTTGTATACCCTGTGTAGCGGTTCCCGTGATGCCTTGAAAACCCTGTGTACCTGTAGCACCTTGTGTAGCGGTTCCCGTGATACCTTGAAAACCCTGTGTACCTGTAGTACCTTGTGTAGCGGTTCCCGTGATGCCTTGAAAACCCTGTGTACCTGTAGCACCTTGTGTAGCGGTTCCAGTGGCACCTTGCGTTCCTGTTCCCGTGATGCCTTGTCTACCTTGTATACCCTGTGTAGCGGTTCCCGTGA